TATTCTGTAATCTTCATGGTTTTACTCCTCTTTCCATCAGCAGGCAAGCGGATAGGTTAAGTTTTGAGTTTATACCATGCGATGGGCTACGAGAATGCCCCTATTTTCGCTTTTAAGCAGTCAGACGGCAAATAATACCAGAGTGATAAACAAGGCGGATATGGGGCTTATATAGGCTTGTTTGTGGTGAGTGTTTTTGATATAATGTTTTTGTCATCGGTTACCGATTACGTTCCTTACGATTCGTGAGAGGAGGTGAAACTAATGAACCTTATCCCAGAGCTCGTTCTTACTATTATGGCAGACGTCATAGCAGGAATTATCCTATATTTCGTTTGCAAATGGCTAGATGGTAAGAAGTAGACCGAGTGACTAGCCTATAAACACCCGTTAAATCTCTAAGATACGTCAAAAAAGCCCTTAACTACTGCAATAGTTAGGGGCTTTGGTGTTCTAATGAACCTTATCCATTAAAATCATTCTAACATATAAGCCCCGATATTTCAAGAGTTTAATTTAGGCATTATCAGACAAGTCAGCAGTAGCAGGCTTGTCTTTTTCTATTTGTCAATTTTGACCATTTTTGCACTTTAGTCTGTAAAATTGGCTTTCTATTCTTCAATTTCCCCTGTTTTTGCACAATAGAGAGTGGGAGAAGAGGTGCTATTGGCGAATATGGGAAGTTATTTAATATTATTCTTCTCATTGGATTCCATTGTGGAATAGTTCTCTTGCCATATTTTACTGTATTTAAACAATTCCTTGAACTCAGTTTCTTTCTCAGACTTCATTTGTTCAAAGTATCCACCAGCCATTGTTACCATTAAATATTTGTTATTGATACTTGACATTGATTTCATTGAATCTTTAATTTGTTCTATCTGATCGTCAGAAAGATAAATAGAATATTTCTCTATAAATTTTATAAAATCTTTATCAAAATCTTTATTTCTTTTGCGAACCTCTGCTATTTGTTCATCACGCATTCTCCAACTTACTAAATCTAGATAGTAATTTTTTGCTTCTGGGCGTTCTTTTAATTCCTCTTTTTCTTCTTCTGTTAAGTAGTGATCTGCTTGTTCCTCTAACTCCTTAAGAAAAATCTTTGGTGGGCTATTATCGTAGCCGAGAAGATAGCCAACCGATACTCCAAAATGACGAGCCAAAGAATTCCATATTTCTTGATTTCTTGGTTTTCTAGTTCCATTTTCATAGTACATTAATTGGCTATCCGAAACAGAAATATTATAAGTATCTTTTAAAATAGTCCTTAGTTTATTTAGAGATAAATTTTCTTTTTCTCTTAATTCTTTTAATCTATTTTTAACCTTTAACTCATTTACTTTATTTTTCATTTTTTGACCTAATCTTGATTACTTTTAGTTAGATTATATCATAGTGAATAGAAAATGGCTATAAAAATATTCTCAAAAAAAGAACGTTTAGCACTTGACATTCTCAAAATAAGATTATATAATCAATTTGTTCTTGAATTGAGAATGAATTTTAAGAAAGGAGAAAGAAAAATGATTATTACACAAGAACAAGCAAAAGCTTTACGTAGAAAAAAAGCTGATTTACAATTAAAAAATTATGAGTTTGCTTTTGAAATTGGCGTTGCTCCTAGAACTGTTCCTAAAATTCTTAACGGAGATTATAAAGCACCAAATAGAATTTACGCAAGTGTAATGGAATGGTTAGCAAAGGATTATTAGAAAGGAGCGAACCAATCGCAATACTTCAATACATTTACAAATTTCTCATGTGGTGCTTTACCACTGGGGATTGACGCAACAAAAAAAGTCACTTGCTCAAATTTTGGTCGAGGAGAGCAAGCGACTGGATCAAGAATATAGATATTTTTCTATATCTCCATTATAACAAAAATCAACTATTCAATCAATAACAACTAATGGCAGGCAAGCGGATAGGTTAGTTTTTGAGTAGTAGGTGCTGACACGGCGACTCTAAGCACTTGTTTAATTAAAATGTGGGTGATTACCCACGAAACATCACTACATACGTTCGCCAACTTGGGGTAATCGCCCAGCGTTTGGAGTGGTGCCAATCCTGTATAAGAAACGACATTAAAGGCCAACGGAGGAAAAATATGATAGCAGATAAATTAGAAGCTATTTCAACAAATTTAGAAGAAATACAAGAAATTCTTGTAGGAGATGGAACTGCATTAGCTAAAAGAGAAATCAGCAGGGTATTGAATGACTTGGACGATGTTTATAATGAACTAACTAGCACAGAATACCATGAACAACAGCAAACGCTAAAGGAACAGACGGAAAGGATGAAACAGAGAGTAGTTTCTGAGGTAATAGGAGAATTGGAGTGGGAAGAACGCTCATTTTATGGAAATTATTGGGGTAACACTGATTTTATAAAACTGGTTTCTAGATTTGATGGATTTCTTTTCTTAACCACTTATCTAGCAGAATTGACCAAAGAGAATGTTTATCCTATGGATCATAGTCAATTATTAAATTATGTATGGGAACTTTTAGCAGTTGATATTGCCAAGAAAAAACGAGGTAAAAAAAATCTCTTGGACTTATGGACAAGTTCGATTGGGTACACCCGTGGAATGATGATTCATGAGGAGGGTTAAAATGACACTAGACCTAGACAACATGACACAAGCAGAATTTGATGAAGTAATTGCTGAAATCAAGGATAGAAATCCGAACCTCTTTCAGTTCATCACTGATTTTTTAGATAGAAAGGTAACACCCAAAGAGGTGGACGACTTCCTGAAGATGGAGCGAACTGATCAAGTGGACTATATTAAGAATTATCAAGCGAGGGCATAACATGAATGAACTAGATTTGACCAATACACAGTCGGTAATCTGTATGGTGGTATTAATTGGCTTACTGCTTTATTTAAACCACCGAGACCGCAAAAAAAGCGCCCAATATGAGCGAGAAAACCAACAGACGATAGAAACACCTAGCGAGGATTTAAACCCTTACTACGGCCGTTATATCCAGCTTGCAGGTAAGATTCATAACTAGAAAGGATTGTAATATGCAACTATTATCAAGAGAAGCAGAACTTGAATTACTGGAGAAAGTAGGAGATCACTTAGCTAAAAGGATGGAACTGGAAAAGCAACGTGATGACAACTGGGACTTGATTTCTAGGCCTGAGGTATTAGAGAAGTTAGGTATTAGTGGAACCACGTTAAATAACTGGGAAAAAGAAGGTTTGAAACCTCTTCGTTCGCCATTTGAAAGTAGTAAGAAAGTTTATTACCGCAAGAGTGATATTTACAATTTTCTTGCAGTAGATTAGGAGGTGTAATGAGAATAATAGAGTTTACTATATCAGTTGATAAAATGCCCCTATTTGGCTTTCTCAAGTCAAATCCTACTCAAGTATGGAAGAATGGGGAACACTACAAATTTACCTACTATGAACCTATAGACGAGGCGTTGACGAGTTTTCATTATAAAGACTTGTATGTAGCAATCAAGGAAGAGACCGAGCAAGTAGAGGGCTGGGAACTAGTCAGAGATTTGGATATTGCTTTGGCCAGTCCTGACTTGCTCACAATCCTGAAAGAATTAGAGGTAAACAAATTGACCGAGCAACGACAGGGGCTTGGAGTGGAGTTGAAAGGCTGGATTTTCGATCTAATTTGTAATGGCATTTATACCAGAAACGAGACTTCACTCTTTGTCAGACTGCTATTTGTGAATGGCTACAGTTTTAGTCAGCTGGTGGACTTGTTTTCTGCAATCGTAAAAAGAAAAGACCTAGCAAGCTATTTTTTAGAAGTAGCAAAAATATTTTATAAGGAGGTAGCATTTGAATATTAGGGACAAATTGAACAAGATAATTAAAATGAACTGGACAGAGACAGACTTTGGCTGCTCAAAATTGAAAGCAGACTATAAAAGGCAATTATCAGATATTTGGCAGTTAGATAGCTTGAATAAACTTCATTATCAGAGTAAGGAAATAACTATCTCTTCTAGTGAAGTTATGTATAGTGCGGATGTAAATGGGAAAGAAATCAATTTTATATCCGCAAAAATAAAGCCAAAGAAAAAGGATGATAATGTAAGTATTTCTTTTAAAAAAAACTTTCCACCGTTCGCTAAATTAGTAATCGATTATCTTTTAGGTAGATATGAGCTTTATAATGGTCAATTATATGATGTGAACAACAGGCAGGCCAAAATGATTGATGATATAAAATTGGCAAATCTATATGGATTTAAGCATGATACCGAGTTTGTATTGGATATTTTAAAAGGAATTGATAAACATTTCCATATTGAGCCAATCAGAGTTCTAAAACCATTTCAGATTGCTGGGAATGATTTTGTTATTGATTTGGAGAAACACACGTTGACCAGATGTGTTTTGAATAATGAGATTTCATTTTTTAAGTATTATCCAGTTGATTTTGAAACTGCTAAGAGTAGTAAAAAGATTGCCAATAAATTTTTACACTACGTTATTGAAGATCCTGACAGTTTCCACAATGCACAATTACAGACATACTACATAGCACAAGTTGCCAGTGGATTGAAAAACAAAACCAATTTCTTTATAACCAAGTCTGGAATAAGAACGGGTAAAGGATTGAGACATATCGCCTTATCTGGACTGTTTAATAAAATCGATGTTGAACTGGATAACTTGGTTTCACGAGGATTTGACGCTTTGAATGCTTGGGCTATGTTTTCGGGTGGGGAAATGGCCTTAGCGACTGAGCAAGGAGATATTATTGGAGATAAAATTGAGCGTGTTTTAAAAGTAATTGCAACCGAGAAAACACACGTAGCCAGAATTGTAGGAGGAAACCAAGGACTTGTCATGCTTTCTAGTGTTTTGTGTATTGATACCAATAGGAATGTATCTCTTTCAGATGAAATGAACGGGCGCAAAGTATTGATCCAGTATAAGGATAGACCAGCTGGAGAAACTGACTTGGAGCGTGAAGAAGCCTTTGCCGAATATTGGCAGGCATTTACACTACCAGATAAATCACCAAGGATTGAAGGGTGTATCGGTTTCTTGCTATCCAGTCTTGATTATTTCAACGAACAAGAACAGAAATTCATCTGGAAAAATGTTGAGGTGTATAATGGCGATGAAACACTTGATGATTTTCAGATAGCTTTGATAAATCTACTACAAAAGACTGATTTTGTCCCTAAAACAGATAACTATGTGATTGATGAACTTTATAATAAAACATATGGCAAAAATGCTATTGAAGCAGGGAAAGCATTGACAACTATTGGAGTAGAGAGAAAAAGAAAAAAGCTAGATGGTGAGCTTGTCAGTGGATATATTATTGGTAATCAAAAACGATTTGATACTTTTGTTATCAAAGAAGAAAAGAGGGAATTAAGAGTAGATTTTTCAATTTTTGAAGAACTTGGAGAACTTGAAGGTACACAATGAGTACACAGGTTACACAGGTGGTACACAGGTACCAGTGAACCGCTTCAGTTCAGTAATATCAATGATTTAGCAATATCGGTACACAGGGTACATAGGTTTACCGAGAGTTGAAACAAAAAAAACAAAGATAGATAAAAAAATATAAAAATGGTATATAGAAACCCGTGTACCCTATGTACCAAGCTGAAAACCCTTGAGGTTGTAAGGTTTATAGGGTACACAGGTAGGTACACAGGTAAGATGACCTATGTACCTTTCTAAAATAAAGGAGTAAAAATGAATTTCGTAACCGCAAAAGAATTGACAATAGCTTTAGATAGCTTAAACGAATGGATGGCAGAGAATCCTGATTTAAGATTGACGGATATAAGATTGGGAAAGTGTACTTCAAAAGAAGTCACGTTTAGAGTTGAATATGTAGATTTGAGGAAAGGATATGAGCATGAAAGTTAAATTTTTCTACCATAGTTACATAGATAACAAAGAAAACTTTGAGCAAAGAGTAAATGACTTCATGGCAACTGTTGAAGTGGTAGATGTAAGACATTCAGAGGTTTGTTTGAGTGATGGAAAAAGATTTAAAGCATTTACCAATGTGATGGTATTATACAAGTAGCAACACAGATGAAAGGATAACGAATGGAGATACAAAATGGCTTTATTTATTTTAGAAATTATGGTAAAATAAAACTGTTAGAGATCCCGAAGTTTGGAAGCGTAACGCTTAAAATACAAGATGGCGAGATTGTCTCCAGCGTGGAATCTAAAACAACACAATACAAAAAGAATACTGACTGAAAAAATCAGAGGTATAGCATAAAGTAGAGTAATCTATTTTAGCTATGCCTTTTTTGTTTTTGGAAAGGATGGAGGAAAAAGAAATGCCAACATTGCAGGAAATCAAAGATCAGGTAGATAATCTACGTCAACAATTAGCTATTTTTGATGGTTTTGATGAGGAAATCAAGAAAACACAGGAAGAAGTTGAGTATATCAAAGCTAAAAAAGCTGAAATGCAAACCTTTGAAGATTTTAAAGCGATCAACTCAAAAGAGAAGTACATTGCTGATTTAAGGGAGCAAAAGAAAAAACTTGAATGTGAACGAGTTGGAGATATTGCTACTAAAGCCGTGGGGCTTAGTGTTACACCATATTTTAAAAATGGACTTGAACAAGATAAGACTATTAAAAATCAACGGCAGGAAATCAAGCAGAAATCTATTGAACTGATTGAGTTAATCGAAAACTATAACGAGACATACAAAAACACCGCCCAGAAATTGGTTGATGAAGTCTTAGGAACAGGTATTCAAGAATTGTTTGATAAAATCAATAGTTTGCCAGAATACACACGAAAAAATGGCTATGTTTCATGTGGTGTAGCTAGTTACACTGGTGAAAGTAATCGTTATTTAGATTCTACAGACACTTTGGGTTATATTATTGGACGAATCAGACTATTTGAGGGAGAATAAGAAATGATTGATAAAGAATTAGAAGAAACGATCCGTGAGGTTGAAGAAGAACGCCGTCAAAAAGAGTTTATCGAGAACGTTAACAAGAAACTGGATAGATTAGTGGGCGCTCAGGAAGAAGCTAAATTGAATGATAAGGCTAAAGAGTTTAAGAAAATGGGTTATTTAGAGCGTGTTAACCTTTTAAATAGTGATCCAGACTTATATAATAAGTTGCGTGATAAAGTAAAACGTGGTTTGTAATGCAGAGGGGGAGGAATCCCCCTTTTTACATAAATAAGACAGAATTACACACGAGGTAGGGGAATGAGTAGAAGTTTAAAGGAACGGATCAGAAGATTACAAGAATATGCTTCAAAGATAGAATACGCAACAACAGATGAATGTATATCTTTATACGTGGATTGTTTAAGATTTGCTTTTCAGCAAGATGAAATAAAAATAGATATGGATGATTTCATTAAAACGCCATTTAAAGATATTAAGCTAGCAGACTATAAGAAATCACAAAAACGTATAGATGAACTTAGGGAAATGACTGGGATAAGTGAGTTTCCAGAATTAGAGCAATAAAGAGAGGTGGATTAGTATATGGCAGAATTAAGCAGAAAAAAAGAAATCTTTCTAGCAAACTATCTCATGACTGGTAACGTAAAGAAAGCCAGTGAGATGAGCGATATTACAAGAAAAACGGCATACAATTACTTGAATGACGCAACCTTTAAGAGAATTTACCGTGAAAGACGTAGCGAGCAATTCAAAGAAGCGACTACTTTATTGCAAAATGCAAGCGTTGAGGCAGTCAACGTATTAAGGGAAATCATGCTTGATAGGAATATCAGCCCTTACGCTAGACAGCAAAGCGCCCAGACTATTCTAAACATGGCTTATAAGTCAGTAGAGACTGTTGAAGTTATGGAACAAATCGAGATATTAGAAGCGAGGTTGCCAGAATGAGAGCAATCAAGAAACGCTTGAAACGGTTGAATGAACTGATAATAGCTGATGAAGTTGATATTGTCTTTTTAACTTAAATAGACAGTGGAAAGTTTGAGGTAAGATATAGGATAGGTGGAAAGAATCCTAAAGATTTTATAGAAGTCTATCCAACAAAAGAAGAAGCAGAGAAAGCATTATCCGAGATAAAAAACACAAAAGAGTTGATAATATTCTGGGATAATATCGGTTTTTGTGATGATTGATATAGTGAGGGAAAACAGTGAGAACTATTAAGAAACGTTTAGCAAAGGAGGGGGCGAATGGCTAAAACTAAAGCTAAAGAATGGTTGAATGAAGAAAAACTAGCGCTTGTTTCATATTGGGCAAAAAAAGGTTTGATTGATACGCAAATAGCTGAAAATATAGGCATTGTTCCCTCAACTTTTTATGAATGGAAAAAGAAGTATCCGGAGTTTTCGGAGGCCTTAAAGGACGGTAAAGAGGTAGCAGATGCCCAAGTTGTCAACGCTTTGCATAGGTCAGCTGTTGGATATTATTATTCAGAAGAAACAGTAACAAACACAGGGCAAGTTGTGTCGGTAAGGAAATATAGCAAACCTAACATAACGGCAGGCATCTTTTGGGTTAAAAATCGAGTCCCTGAAGATTGGCGAGATAAACAAGAAATTGAGCAGGTCAATAAAACTATCGAAATCAAGGTAGGTGATTGGGATATTGACGAAGACTAAGCCACCTTTAAAAGAAATAATCGAAATGACAAAAAAAGCACTTAGAATAACCTAAGTGCTCAAGAGTAGTGGACGGTGTGCCTGTCCCGTCATCTCATACTATGAAGTTGCGTAGCGACACTATCATTTCTACCTCACTTCTCTTTAAACTAATTATATCATAAAGGAGTAGGAGCTTGACCACTGACGAAGTAGAAAAGAAACAAAAAGTATTAAAAATTTTGAAAAAGCAACTCAGAGACTAGACTTAGACTTGAAGATAAGTGATTGTATGATGTACGACGTGAGATATTCGCCACTCTCTTTACAAGTCGAACTGGAGAGAGATTAAAGCTATGGCAATTATACGAGGCGCTAGACATCGATAAGGCTCAATATGAGTGCCTTAAGGCTGAGATACTGCTAGACTTTGCTAAAAGCTATCGAGACGGTGTTTTAGTGGTGTATAAATAAAACATATCTTAGGCTTAATTAAAAGCTCTTAGAGACGAATCTAAGGGTTTTTTGACTGGTTGATTTTATCAGTAATTTCAACTTTCTTGATTTCATCTTCAAAGAGTTTAATCCATTTGGTTCCAGAATTAACGGATAATCCATCAAGTTCTTCATCATAGACATCTTTGTCTTCGTAAAGAGCTACACCTTTAAATATCTGGCCATCAATATCGGTGATTCTGACAACCTTGTTATTAAATTTTCTAAGTTCCATCAGTCTCTCCTTTCGTGGTACTATAGTCTGTTATATTATTGGAATTCCCTTAACATACGCTTCTTTGGCTTCAGCTAGAGTCATCTTATTTGGACCACCGTCTATATTTATAATACCTGTATTTTGCCAACGACAGACGTCACAGATATCATAGTCCATAACTTCAGTTCCGCAAACAGGGCAATGAAGCCATAGAAAACCATCAATTTTCCATGTCTCTTTTGATTTATCCATATAAATCCCTCCTCCATAAACTCGCCAAACCATTCTTACAATATCATTGAATGAAATTGTGCTAGTGTCTGAGTCTTTCGGTGAACCGTCAATATTAACCCACTTTTTCATCATTATACTGCAAATCGAAGGGGATTGCTAATAATTGAGTGTGTATTCTAGATGTGGTATGATAGTATTATTAGGTAATAAAAAAAGCACGTTTGACCGTGCTAGTTCCTTGCCTGCTGAACTCATCATTTTAAGTTCCTTTTTGTTACCCTTTAAGTTATCTCAACTTATTTGAATTTAATAGTTTTTGAGAAAATCAAGTTAGATTTAGAGCAGGCTTATGCCTGTTTTTTTGTATCTAATCACTGCAAGATAACAAAATGCTTTAATTTTAAGAAATATCTTACAGGAAGCCTACAACAGTGGGCTTTTTGCTTTGTCTTAGAAAACTATAGAACACTTCTTAACTGTGAAGGAGGATAAAAAAATTCCCTGCAAAATGAAATTGCAAGGAACTTTTGTTAATGGTTATGGACAAGCCAGGTGGAATATTTTTTCCCAAGCCAGAGAGCAAAAAGGAGATTGATGACGACGATGCCTGAACCGACCAGTGAAAATAGGAAAAATTCGCTAGTCGAAATTTGCCACAAAAGCACGATGTCTGTAATCAAATAAGCACTGACAGGAAAACAAATGGTAGAAGTAATCAGAGCAGGGATATACTTGCGAAGAAGGATTGATTGTCCGATATGGAGCAAGAGATGAAGCGCAAAGGCTACAAATCCCCCTAACCAAACTAATTCGAGAACTCTAGATTGAGTAAAATACGCTAATAAAGTGATAGATAAGACAAGGAAAAATTCTTCAAAAACAGCGAGGGCAAATCCCTCTGTTGTCATTTCTTTGTGGATCTTGAGAATAGTTGGAGCCTTTTGGGCCAGTAAGGTTTCGTTGAGACGGATCCAAGGGACAAGACCGATAATTTCTTCCATATCGTGAAAGATAAAAAGTAGAGGAAACATCCAAAGATAAAATGCCATAAATTTCTCCTGAAAAGTTATAGACTGCCAGCCAATCAAGCAAAAAACGCCCAGTAAGGCGTTTTGAGTTAGGTATGCTTATTTCACTTCTGTAAGGGTTAAATAATTGACCTATATCCCCTATCTTATCAAGGATTGTAGAGATTTAAGGTTTAAAGGTAGTGATAAAGGTAGTGATGAAGTCAACTTGCCAGCTCTTCCATTTTATTTAGGAAAATATCCACTGCTTCAAACTTCTTTTTAGGAGCTAATTCAGCATAGGTATCCATAGTTGTTGATATGGACTTGTGTCCCATTCTATGTTGTAGCTCTTTCCAGTTCATACCAGCATTTAACATCATGGAAGCGTGTGTATGTCGAAAGAGGTGGAAACCATAGTCAGGTAAACCAAGAGCCGATAATCGCTTTTTAAGGGTTGCACGTTCGTTTCTATCACACATATAATTACCATAAATTGTTGGAAAGATGAGTTTTGATTTTGGTAGACCATGTTTTTCAAAATAGCCAGTCATTTCTTCGTGAAACTTTTTAAGGTTTTCTATAACTGAAAGTGGGACAGCAACTCTACGATTTCCAGAATCCGTTTTAGGAGTTTTCTTACAAACCATTTCCCCTTTGATACCTAGTTTGTTATTTGCACTTTTCCACATTAATGTTTTACTGACAATAATTTCATTAGTTTCAAAATCAAGGTCAGTAATTTCTAATGCCAATAACTCATTTATTCGCAACGCAGATGCTAATAGCGTGTTACAAATGACCTTAAAACGTCTATTGGCTCTGGTATTGGGCAAGGTCTCAAGGTAAGATAACCAATGTTTCAGGTCATCATCATGGAGTACCATAATGCGCTCTTTGTTTGCTTTTGGTTTAGGTGGAATCTTGATTGATTTGGCTGGATTAGTGGTCAGCCCACAGTTTGTAATACCAAAATCGAAAATATCACTAACCTTGTGAGCCATGGCTCCAAAATCTTTTGCACTACCTTTTGGAGCACGTTTTACGCCAGAATCAATTGCTTTCTTAGCTTTTTTAGCTAGTTTGTTGACCCAAAGTTGAACATCAGCAGGCTCAATCTGCTCAGGTTTGTAGTCTCCAAAATGAGGAATGATATAGGTATCAAGATAACCTCTAACTCGATTGATGGTATTTTGAGAAGATACCCAAGTTTTGAAGTTGCTAAACCATACCTCAGCTAGACTTTCAAAGTTATCAATTTGGATAGTTTCTTTGAGGGTAGAGCCAGCTTTTTCAAACTCAATTTTAGCTTCAATAATTTTTCTATCTAAAGATTTCAATGTTTTAGCAGTAATCGTTTTAGTGATTCGTTTACCAGTCTTTACATCAGTTCCAATGTAAACACCTTTAAGTGAATAACTGATTTCGCCATTTTGTTTTGTGATTTTTGTAATCTTTTTATTGTTGTGTTGAATGATTTCTTTACTCATGTAGCCTCTTTTTTCGGACAATTAAAAGGCTAGAATAGAACCCTCACATTCTTTGTTTGATAATTCTATTCTAGCACATTTTGAAGTTAAATAGTCAAAAAATCAATGACATCTTTCAATTTATAATAAATTGTACGCGTTCTTTCAATGGGAGGTTCAAGTCGTTTTAATCCTTTATTTTCCCATGATTTCAACGTGTTAGGAGAAATCTGTAAAATTTTCAATAGTTCTTTCTGTGTGACTATCCCATGAGAACTATTACTTTGTAATTCTTGTTGAATGATAACAATGAGCGTATTTAGTAGCTCCTCAATTTGGTTTAATTTCGTCATATCCGTCATATAAGTTTTCCTTTCATCGTTTTACTTGAATACATCCCACGGCTTCTTTTCTTTCTTTAGTTCATCTTTTCGATTATTTAAAAATATAATCGTATCAGGAGAGGGTTTATACTTTGTTTTGAAATGAATCAAAACATGCTTGAAAAATTCCTGAATTGATTCTTTACCGTAAATTTTATCAATCTTGTATAGAAATGATTCTAAACCGCTATTTTTCAATAAGTAAATATAGGTAGATAATAAGTCATTTTTCCGCCTTGGTTTTGACCTCAATAAATCAAAATCGGTTGAAACATATTCCAACATAACTTTTGAAATATCCCATAATTCATCATTTTTGAAAAATAAATATTTGTCCGTAAATCGTTGAAAAATCAGGCTCGATAGTTCTTTATCGTTTCTACATTTTAAAATATCTAGACCAGTTTGATTAGCGTAACCCTGCCTAATTGACATTTCAAATCGCACCCAATCATCGCATTTCAATGCTTCAGAATAAAAGATGCCCTTCTTTTTCTCCTGCTCCAATTTTTTATCATAAATTCGTAATAGTAGAGAGTTTCCTTTGTTTGCCTTACTACCAACATAAATTGTTTCTACTCTATTGTTTGTATTAATAGTACGGATATTTGACTGATTCTTTCTCAATTTGATTGTATTTGTAAAACTATCAACGTATTTTGATTTTATTGTTGACTTATTTAACTCCTGATGAATCTGATTCACTTTCAAACCTTCATCTATAAAATCAATCGCAAAATCAATTTTTGAAACTCTACAACTACCGCTAAAATAATTTTCTAATTCAAAAAATTTTTGAACTAATTGACGATACGAAATTTTTTGATTATCTTCTTCACGTCGCTTCATGTAGTGTTTTAAACCTTGACCTGAGAATTTGAGAAGCACTCCCATTCGTGGGCTGTCAGTGTTAAAACATAACAAAATTTCAAATTCATCAAAATTGACAATATAATTGTAACCTGCAAATCCTTTTTCATTTAACTTGTAATTAACTGTGTACTTTTCTAATTCCAATAATTCATCAATTTTTAAACAGATATTAGAAGCAAATGCTTCATAATTAGACATCATTTCATTGAAATCAGGCAAAAAAACAAATGAAATTTCATCAACATCACATTGAATCATATAAAATACTCCTTCTTCTAATTGCTCTGGGGTGGGAAGGGGGTCATTACTAGACCCCCATGAATACTAGTAACCCATTATTCACGCTTTTTTCTTAATCGTTGACCGTATAAGAATGCTCTTTTAAATGTACTAATCTTTTCCAAACCGTGTTCGTGTAGATTAATGTTCCAAAATTTCCGTGGTTTGCTGAACTGTCCATCACTAGTCATGATATAGCCAGCAAATCTGGGCGCATGATTATCAATATTATCTGTTTCTCCAAATACCATGCGAGCCAATTCGTCAGTAATAGCGCCATTTGATAAACAGATACGAACACCTAAATTATCTCTAATAGCTGTTGAAAGCAACTCTGCCCTTGGTTGTTGCATGCAGATACAGATATAAACACCACTAGAGCGAGAGCGAGACACAATAGACAAGACCAAATCTTGAACCCTTTTTCTCATCTTATTATCTGTAATGCTTGATAACATCGCAGAATATTCTTCTATAATACAGAGATTCATCTTCATCTCTTTACCGAAATTAACGAAAGTTGCGCCAGTAATATCATCACGTGCCGATAGATTTGCAATTTCTTTTTCACGTTTCATAACTAATTCCAACAATTCTTCAAAATATGCTAAAATCTCTTCACTGTCTGATAAAATAGCCCCAACTGGTAGAAAATCCCATGAGCTGAACTCCGATTTTACATCTAAGATTGTTAAATCAACCTCTTCATTAAACATGAATACTTGTGCAAGCATTGATTTTAAAAAAGTCGTTTTAGAGCTATTTGTATTTCCAACCAATAACAGCTGAGGAGAACGCAAGAATGAAAAGGTCAAGCCTTCTTCAACTGTTATTTCAAAATCATTGATTGGTCTTAATTCTGTTATCTTCTTTGGTCGTAGCTGCCTTGCCTTAGCTTCTACAATATCATCTAATAAATAGATAAATTCTGTATTATCTTCACTTAACCAATAATCTAAAACAATCAAAGAACGATTTTTACCCACTAAACAAGCTGATAACATTTCCGCAAACTTTTCTAAATCTTCATTAGTCTGGTCAGCTAATTTTTTGATTTTAACCGTGATGCGCCTGCTTAGCTTCTCGAAGCTCGCATGCGCTTTACTAACATCGATGAATTTGCTACCGACCTTGCGATTCGCAGTTGCTGAATCTAACAACGCTTTGTGTGTCTGTCGTTCTATCAACCTTAGCTGATAGTATAGAGATATTGAGCCAATTTTTGATAGCCTCAAAACTAAGCGAATCAATAACCCAATATTAATCAAAAGCAAGACAGCCACTCCCATAAGTTCTAAATCAAATCCAAGCTGTGCTTCACTTCTAAAAATACCAATCTCTGTTCCTTTAAATCCTAGCCATCGAATAATACCACCACTAAATAGTAACCCAACTCCAAAAAATTGGAGTAGAGTTACTAGGCTTGGCAAGGTTGGCATCAGATGACCCGTATTTTTATTTAATTTATACCGAATCATAAATACCTACAAATTTCTTCCATTTCTTTTAACATCTTACGACGCATAAGTTCAAAATACATGTATGAACGAATGAAATCAGTGTAACGACCGTTTGAGTAAACCAAACTCAAATTCTCGAAAGATGAAACTCGTCCTTGGACTTCAGAACGCATGTATGTTGATAAAACTTTACGAAGTTCCAAAGGAAGGTCTAAAGCTGATAAATCATCTAATTCTTTAAAAATTTCTTTCATATCTATTTCCTCTTTACTTTAAACTAACTTCTTTGACATCTTCAGCCCAAACTTCTATAACATCATAACTTTTGAACTTATAGCGACCACGTGGATTGACTAACTGATACAAATGTCTGAACTGAATCTTGTTCGCAATTTCTAAAGTTGGGACAACAAGACTAATCAATTTAACTGTTCCATCATCTTTGGGCATTGATAAAAATACTTCATAACCAATTGATTTGTCAGAAAAAACTGGGGCGTTTTTACCATTTTGATTTTTTTCGAACCCTATGATTGGGAAAAATGGTTTTGGTTCTGTAACACTGACTGCAACGCAAGTTGAAATATTAGTAAGGGTTTGGGCAGTGCGACGGTCATTTACAATTGAACCTTCTGATTGATTTGATTTGTTTCCGAACAAACCACTTTGTAGTAAATTTTGGTTAGCATTAACCATAATAATTTTCCTCTGCTAGCTTAAAGCTAGTTCTTTCTGTTGAATTTTTCTTGTAAATATTTGAATCTTCTTATTTACATTTCAAGTGTATCATGATTAAAATTGACTGTCGATTGAGAGAAAAAACAGACATTTAAAAACATTCTCATACAACTTTTTTAATCATGTGACATGAAATGAAATTGAGTGATTCATCATTACAAGACTAGTGTAGCAAAAATTTAATTGTATTTCTTTGAAATAAAACAGATGGAAATATTGCTGTATTTCATACAACTATTTCAATTGCGAAACATAAAACCAGTATATATAAAGGAAGAAAATAGTTGTATGATTAAACCTCGAATATAAATAATCAAATTGGTTGTATTGTACAATTATTTGTGTTATACTCTAACTATAAAATAAATGAAAGAAGGACATTAAATGTTTAAACACACTATTGAATTTATAAAACGTTCAACGATTGATGTAGTACCTGAAAAGGTTAAAATCTTCAAAGATGAACAATTGCAAAAAGGACCAAAATATTATTGGTATATGTTTTTGCATGACGAAAGAATTGGAGAAGTATCTGATATGTTTGCATATTACGGCGGAAACAAAGATACAGCTAAACAAAAAATGAGTCGATTAATGAAAGATAGTCGAACTCATTTGTCTGAAAATGTTTTAGAATTACTTGCTAAAAACATGAATTTAAGTGTTTCTGAATTGCTGTGGGGAGATGAAGAAAATTGGAAGAAATTGCTTCCAGCACTTTTCTATTTAATTGTTTTTGAATCTATTAGCGCTTCTGATTTCAGAAAAAATAGAGAGCAACAATTGAAATCGAATGTGCTTGAAGTTTTAAAAGAGTCTGTACTATTTTCAAGTGAATTAGCGAAGAAAGAAATTGAAGCGGATTTATCTGATGGTATTGTTCCATTTGATATTTTTGATAAGAATTTATTTAAAGTTATTTCAAGACTTTATCAAAAAGAAGTAGAAGAAAAATTTTACAGACTATTTCAAGAATTCTTTATTGAAAAAAACTATTGTTTGAAAAAATTAGATAATAGAATAATTGATTTTGCAGAACGAGTGTATGTAGATGTTATTTTTGATAACAAGAAAACAGAAGACTCTTTAGGGATTCAGGTTTATCAGACTTCAAATTTATTTTTGAATGCGGATTATAGAGAATATAGAACAAGTAATATACAAAAGAACTCATTGAGTGAACTAGTACTAGAAGATGGGCAAATATTAGAACATTACTTGGCTGAAGAACAAAGAATGATATCTGAACAAGTTTCAAAATTTGTCAGTGGTTTAGATAAGATTCAGAGAAAGCAAGATGAACGCTTAGGATATCGAAAGAACAACAAAAATTTATTCAAATATGGATTTGATTTTGTAAAATTTGATGAAGAATATTTTAAAGAATCTGAAGAGAAGATAGAAGAAACTATGATATCTACTGAACAAATGACAGCAGATTTGAAAAAATTAGATATGTAAAAAAACAACCGTTAAGAATTTTCTTAGCGGTTGTTTATGTTGTTTAATAGGGTTGCTATGTTATCAATTATAGCGCTTTGAAATTAATTAAAATATTATTTAACTTGATTTAGAATCGTATGAAATGCGGAAATTATTTCTTTTTGTTTATTATCAGGTAAATTTTTTATATTTGAAATTAATTCAACAATCTCAGGATTTTCATCTTTTTTTGTAATATCAAAGAAAGATGAAATATCACATTCAAGGGCATTCATAACTTTTTCAAGTGTGTTAATTGTTATGTTCGTTTCTAAGTGTTCAAGTTTATATACATAATTTGTTCCAAGGTCGGCTCGTTCTTCAATTTGTTCTTGTGTAAAACCTTTTTTCAGTCTTAAAAGGCGGATTCGTTTTCCTACATATTTTCTTAGTGATTGCTTCATGTAATACCTCACAAACTTAATATTACAGTTTTTTTACTACATATTTTAGTTCTTGAAAGATTGGTTTAAACTTTACAAGGTTGGTTTAATGCGATATAATTAAAGAAAAAACAACTATATATAGTTGTTAATGTGAATTTTTGGAGATATTATGTCAAAAAATACTATTAAAACCCTCACCACTTCAACAGCTATTGCGCTTGCGTCTGTTGGTGTGCCTGCATTTGCTCAAGAAGCAACTACTACAACAGCAGTTGATACAACTGCTGTCAACGAACCAGCTCTTGTTTCTAAACCTGTAGCTGATGCAAAACCAGAAGTGAAAAAATCTTCTGATGTCAAGCCTGCTCTTGATGCTCAAGCGTCTACTGTTAAGCAAGTTGAAGCTGAGAGCCAAACAGCAACCGCTGAAGCTACTTCTGCTAACAAAGCTGTCACAACTACCGAAACTGCTTTGACAAGCGCTAAAGAAGACTTAAAGTCAGCTGAAGCTGTTAAAGCCAATGCTACAGAAGAAAATATCACAGCTACAAAAGCTAAACAAGACGCCAATGTAAAAGCTCAAGAAGCCAATCAAAAAGCAACTGAAGCGTCTACTGAAGCGATTAAAGCCCAAACTGAAACTGTAGCAAGTGAAACAGCTAACGTTGCAAGCGCAACAAGTAAGAAAGACCAAGCGGATAAAACAGTAACCGCTAAAGAAGCGAATGTAAAATCAGCTGAAGACGCGCTAAATGGTTCAGGACTTGGTGAAGCTAAAGCTTCACTTGCCCAAGCTGAAAAAGATATTGAACAAGCAAATGCAAATATCACAAGCGCAACAACAGCTGTCCAAACCGCTAAGAAAGCAGATAGCAACCGCGCAGAAGCCATCAAACAAGCTACAAACAATGTAAACGTCAAAAACGATGCCTTGAAACTAGCTAAAGAAATGATGGACGCAGACCAAAATAAAGTGGATTCTATCCAAACAAAAGCAGATGAAACAGCCTCTAAAGAAAAAGAAGCTCAAACTGCGTTGGATACAGAAAAAGCTAAATTAAATAAATCTGAAGGAATGAACATTCCAAATCCAACATTCACTATCCCAACAGATTTATACAATAAAATCCCAGCAGATGTATTAAAATCAGCTGGTATGTCTTCAAATGTTGTAACATTCGCACAATTAGTGAAATTGGACGATGCAAATAGAAATAAATCACTTGAGAAAGAATTAAAAGATACTATTATTCAAGTTGCTGCTGACATCGTTAAAAAATCAAATGCTAACGTTAAATATGACAATGCTGACCTAAATCGTCCAGTTGATATTGATAATTTGACAGAAGCTCAAAAACTTGAAATCTCAGAATTTTATGTTAATGGATTGAAACAAATCAGAAATGCATTTAAAAATTCATTTAACGTAGAGTCAGAAACAGCAACAACTAAAGAAGCTGTCGCTTTAGCTTCAAGACAAGTTGACAAATATGAAAAACGTGGATTAGATCCGATTGTTCATGGTCACGTAGCAAATGCTGTTGAAAATATTGGACCCACACGTTCAAATATTTCAAATATGTATGAACTAAAACAAGCTGTTTATAATGAACTAGTTGGTTCAACATATCTTGACAAATTCACAACAGCCGATGAAAATTACCCATGGGGACACCTTTATGCAAACCTAAACTTTGCAAAATATGTTGGTATTGATGTAGCTAATATCAATGGTCGTCATTACATGATTACAGCATTTTCAAATGAAGGAACTCCAGTTTCTAAATCAAATGAACTTGCCCAACTTGAAGCAAAACTAGCTGAAGCACAAAAACAAAACAATCAAGCTCAAACTGCTCTTAGAAACGCTGAAACATCACTTGCAAAATCTGTAAGAAAATATGCAGATGCACTCGCAGCTAGTGCGCAAGCTGACAAAGAATTGGCAAACAAATCAGAAACACCAGTTCAAACAGAAGTTGCTGAAAAGAACTTGCAATTGGCAAATCTTGCTTTGAAAAATGCACAAGAACGTAAAGCAACTGCTGAAACAGCTGTTGAAAACTTCTCAAGAAGCCAAGCAGAAAAACAAACTGCTCTTGAAACAGCTAAAGCTGAACTAGCTACAGCTAAAACGGCTCAAAAAGATGCTGAAACTGCTCTTACAAATGCGCAAGCAAAATTGCAAGCTGAAGAAAACAAGTTGAAAGCTCTTCAAGCTGAACAAGTGAAGCTCCATGAAGAAAAAGACAAATTGGTGTCAGATGCGAAAGCAATTGCAACAGAATTGAGTGCTTATCTAAACGCAGATAAGAATCTTACAGATGCGCAAGCAAAAGTAGCTGATTTGGAAGCAAAATTGACTCAAGCAAAATCTACTGCAAAATTGGCACAAGATAAATTGGATGCCGTTACAGCTAAATTGAAAGCTGAACAAGCTAAACTAGCTGAAATCCAAGAAGAGTTTGATAAGTTAGTTAAGGCTGAAAGCAAGGACGACTACAATTTATCAGGTTGGTATCTGGAGTATCTTGCAGGGAAACAAGCGGATAAGAAAACAGATACAGAAATCAAGAAAGTAGAAGACTCAAAAGTTTCACAAGCTGGCAACTGGATTGAGTCAGCTGATCGCTGGTGGTACAAACATGCTGATGGTTCGTACACAACCAACGGTTGGGAACAAATCAAGGGTACATGGTACTACTTTGACCACGCAGGTTGGATGCAAACTGGCTGGGTCAAAACTGGTGGCACATGGTATTACTTGAATGAAACAGGTTCACTGGCTACAGGCTGGGTCAAAGACAACGGTACATGGTATTATCTGAACAAGTCAGGTTCACTGGCTACAGGGTGGGGTAAAGATAATGGCTC